CATCTTTCATAACTGAAATCCAACCACCGTAATTATCAATACCTCTATCAAAGAAAATATCAAAATCTGCGTGTCTCAAAGGAGGTCCCATTCTGTTTTTGATAACCTGACAACGAACTTTAATACCTACGATTCTATCTCCTGCTTTCAATTGTCCCATATTCTTCAATCTCAATCTAACAGATGCGTGGAATGCCAATGCTTTACCACCCGATGTTGTCCACGGGTCTCCAAACATTGCGTTCATCTTCTGTCTTAATTGGTTTGTGAATACTAATGCAATAGATTGTCTACCAATCATATTGGTAATCTTTCGCATTGCCTTTGAAATGATGATTGCCTTATCAGTTGCATAACCGTCTTTATCATAATCAGCTTCCATCTCTTTCTTTGAAGATGCCGCTGCTACTGAATCTACTACGATTGTAACTAATCTATCCTTATCACCCTTACGAACTTGCTCAATAATTGTTTCACAAGCTTCAAAAATACCTTCAACGGTATCTACTGAAACATAAAGGAGTTTGGAAATGTCCACTCCAATTGCTTCTAAAAATTCTCTACTAACTGCGGTTTCGGTATCAATCAGAACTGCAACACCACCTTTACGTTGTGCTTCAGCTAATAAATGGGCAGAGAGCAGAGATTTTCCACTCTGCTCTAAACCCGTTATTTCTGTTATTCTACCAACTGGCAATCCACCATAAGGTCTGTTTGAGATTGCAACATCTAACATTGCGTTTCCCGTAGATAACCAATCTTTGACGTTTGTCGGAGCATCCGAACTATCATCGTCTAAGAAATAGGCAATCTTCCCATCCTTATTTTGTTTGTTTAGAGAATCGGCAAGTAAACTTGCTAAATCATCTTCTCTTTTTGCCATTTGTAACTAATTTTAGTTGTTAAATAAATCGTCAAATGCCGAAGTAACATCATCTTTTGTTGTTACTGCTGCTTTTGGTGCCGGTGTTGTAGGAACTTCATTATCCCAAGGTAGTGTATCTATTACTGGTTTTGATTCCGTTGCTCCACCTAAATCATGTGATACTGTTGGTTTTGGTTTTGGTGCTTCTAATTCAGCAACAACCTCATCACTATCACCATTTGCTCCCGCAGTTGGGTTTAACCAATTTTCTAATACTGATTTCAATTCTGCGTAAGATAATTCAGAATACAATTCCGTAATATCTTTTTGTGCGTTCAATAATTCAGTTACTGCTTCTGCATCTGGTAAGATTTTAGATACCGCAGGTTTAACTCTGATTGTAGTTGTTGGGTATGCTGCATTTGATTCTTCAGCAGATACTACTTCTAATACAATATCACGTCCTGTGTGTGGGTCTGTAATATCACCGTAATCAGGGTCTGCAATGTATCCTAAGATGTCCTGATAAACAGTTTTACCAAATCCCCAAAACTTAACTCCTTCACTTTCCTTACCTCTTACGATTACAGGTGCGAATGTTCTTAATTTTGGCTCCATCTTCTTACCTGCTTTCCAATCATCCGTATCACCTGTACGTTTAAGTTTTTCTGCAAACTCTACGATTGGGTCAGGTCTACCAAATGAAATTGGAGATAGATAAGTTTTGTTATTAATGTTGTAATGAAAATACAATTCGATAAAAGGATTATCCTTATTGAATTTGTAAGGTACTAAACGGATTTGAGATTTTCCGTTTGCCGGTTTCCAAATTGAATCCGATTTCTTTGTGTTTGTTTGAAGAGAGCTAAATCTCTTTAATGCTAATGAAATGTCCATTGCTTTTTTAAATTTTAAGTGTTAATAAATTGTTTTAAGTTTTAAGGTTATATCGCGATTACCTATATCTAAATATAACCTTTTTGCTTTTATTGTAACAAAGATACGAAATATTTGTTACATTTCCAAGCTTTTTTTTGCCCAATAAAAAACCTTTATTTTGCCCATTTTCCTCTTTGCACTAATTGAGCAATTACGGAATATACGGCAAGGTCTTCATAGGTATCTGCAATAGATTCACCAACCTCATCCGGTTGACCTAATACTACTAATTGTTTTAATCTGTTGATTTTATCGTTCTGTCTGAACCATAACCCTGTTAAAGATAATTTAATATCATCGTTGGTTTGTAAAGTAGTTCCTACAGAAATATTACCAGGTCCGTAGTTTCTTTGTTTCTTACAAAATGTTTCATACATCTCGTTTAAAATAACTTTGAATTCATCACAAGTTTGTGGATAAACTTCTTCGCAATATGCAATTGCTGATTGTTCTGGTTTGATTTCTGTCATAACTTATTTTTTAATACCCCACTTTTTTTCTAACATAGTATAATACCTCTGTGTTTTGTTTCCGTTATACAGAAAATACACAATGTGGATGTCTAACCACAATTCAATCTTTTTTAGTAACTGTTTCATCTGTTTTATTTATTTTGTTTTTAAGTTTTACTGCTAATGCGCACAATTCGTATTCTTCGTTTTCTTCCAAAATTTTTATATTATCATCCAACAAACCATCAAATTCATTACTTCTAATTGATAATGCTATAACAAGAATTCCTTTTACAATTATTTCTGCAAAATCTATCTTTTTTCTTTTGTTTGTTACGGCATAATTTATTGCATGAATTATTGCTTTGGCAATTTCAGTTTGGTGTTTTTCAAATAATTCGTTTGGATTATCTTCCGAAATCTGTAATGGGACGAATTTTTCTGCTTTCATTAATACAAATATACGAAAAATATTTTACTTTTCCAAATTATCTATATTAATTGCTTTAAAAACTTTTGTAGGAATTTTTTTGTATCCGTTTGAAGATGTTGTGATAATACAGTTTTTGTATTCATCCCATTCCAACTGATAAGTATTATCTAGCATACCACCTGTTTTTGATTTAACTACTTCGTTAAGTGCGTTGATGGTGTAGATTGTATTGGATTGTTTTTTTCTATGAACTAAAATCGTTTTCCATATTGAAGGAATTGCTAAAGAACCTTTTTCTACATTAAACGTAATATAAAGTTCTCCCACATTTGTTTTGCTTTCTAATACAAAAACGTTTGGATTTGTAAGTATATATTGGTTTAGAACGAATTCTAATGATTTATCTAATTCTTCTTTTGTGGTAAAAAGACATAATAACTGTGTATTCATCTATTATTAGTTTATTAACTTTACGGATAAATATAAAATTACAAACTAAAAACGATTTTATTTGGTATTTTTTCTACCATCTACTTTAGAAGCAACACAATCTCTTAAACCCTTACCTAATTTTTTCTCAACTTTTTTACTTTCACCAGATGTTCTCCAACTATCCTCTGCCAATGAAACAGTTCCATTTGGACTTGTGATTTCAATGAATCCAGTAGTTGCATTTATTTTACACTTCTTTAATAGGTGTTTATTTAATTCATCTCTTCCGTTTGTTGATTCAATATCTCCTTTAAATCCACTTAATTCTGCTAAACACCCTCTAAAATCAGCAGGTACACTATCTCTAATACCGGTTACAGCTGCCAAACTACCATCAAAGTTTTCAACCATTAAATCAAAGTGCATTGAATGAACTACGGTTGAAATATATGCTTCGGTGTGAGGACCGTTGTTTCCATCTTTATCTGGGAATCCTCTATCTTTATCAGCTTTGCCAATTTCATTTACAATATCATTGTGAACTGCAGCAATCAAATCTTTTTCATCATTTTTATTCTTAACTGCCAATGATACTGATTCTGAATTTAAATCTATATCAGGATATTTTTGTTTTATTTTTGTTACTTGAGCAAATTCACCAACTTTTGTAAGAACTTTACCAAATACTTTATAACCAACGGTTTTACCTTTTGCTTCTTCCGATTTCATATATTGTTGAGATGCCGAAAGAAGTTCTGCGTTTGATGCTTTTTGCAAATCTATACCGTTTGTTTGAGCAAATTTATTAAATTCTTTATGCTGTCTTAACGTATCCATATACGGTTTCATCTCCGCTATTTCTGTAAATTTAACAAAGTTTTCATCAATCTTCATAGATGCAAATGCTCTGTTAGTTGCCTGCTTTCCATCGTTACATCTTATAATAGCATCCTTTGAAAAAGTTATTACGGCTTCCGATACTTCTGGACCAAATTGACTTATAAGTCTATTCAACATTGGTTCAGGAGTGGTATTTGCCCACATATCTGCTAAATCGTTTCCTTTTTTATTTGTAATATGTAATACGGTAGTTCTATCATTTTTATCTTTACCGATTACCATTGTATCATGAAATCCTAATTTATCAAATGCATTGATTTCTTTTTCGTAATGTTTAACATCATCTGCATTTCCAGATTGTTTTGCTTCTTCTAATTTATCTTGCAAATGTGCGTATATAGCATCATCTTGCCCACCTTTTGTAGCATCCGATTGAACGACACGGTGTGGCTTGGATGTATCTATATTACTATTATTTCTAACCGCATGTAATGTGGCATGTGCCCCATCAAAATCTGCTTCTGCCCATTTTCTAAATGCCGGTTCGTCTTTACCAAATCCTTGTTTACCAGTATTAAACCATACTGATTTAGGGTTAGATTGTAATCTTTTTAATTCTAAATCACCCCATACTTTTCTTTGAGCAATATATGCAATCGCATCTTCCTCAGAAACACCCAATTGTTTAGAAATTTCATTAATTTTCTTTTTGTTCTCTTTTAATTTTGAAGTGATGTTTTGTTTTTCAACATCAATTGCTTCTGCGTTTGTTTCTTTAAAATTGGAGAACCCATCTGCTTGAAATTCATTTGCAGCACTTGTTAATCTTGCTTCACCATATGATGGGACCGAACCACCCATACCCGCAACACCCATATCTCTTAATGCGTTTATCTCATCAGATTTTTTAACTATTTCTGAAAAATCACCTTTGTTTAACGATTGTCTAATTGCTTCTTGACCAGAAGTTAATTTTGTTGGTTTTGTTTCAGTTGGTTCAGGAAATACACTAGCACCACCATCATTACCAAATACACTTGCACCCTGCGTAGGTTCGTTAGGTTCTGATGGTAAATTGCCACCATTATCTTTTTTAGCTTTTTCTACTTCCGAATCAGTTGGTTTATCGTGCCTATCTGGATTAAATGTTTTAACTGTATAGATGTTACCAGATGATTTACTTTTTACAACGGTATCCTCTCTAAGAATACGTTTTGGTTTTGGAGTGTTCTCCTTTATATACTTAAATACAACAGATGCTCTATCTGTAAGTTGTTGTGCAGAATCAATACCCCTTTCTCTCAAAAGTTTTACTAATATCTGTTTGTGGGATTCGTTTGTTAAATCAACAATTCCTACCTTATAACTTAACTCTTCTAATATCTCGTCAAAATTTGGATACATAATTTATTTGTGTTTCTGTATATGTTATAAATATAAAAGTTTATTGTAAATGAACCAAATTATCATAATTCGTTCCTTCATCTGCTTTGACGGGGAATCCACCTTTTTCCATAATGGTCGGTAGGAGGTTCAAAATTTTATCTCTTTCGGATGGGTGAGTGTCGATTAGGAACGCATCATATGTGTATAAGATTATTTTCGATTTCATCCCACTCATAAACTCCAACATCTCTACCATCTTCATATAGTTTATTTCAGTTTCTAATGCTTGTAGAAGATAGTTAAATATTTTTTGTTGATTCGGTAATTCGATTCGATTATGATTAATTTCCCTTTTAAATAAAGGTGTCGTTAATTTACCCGAAATTACATACCGTTGATACAAACTCTCAATATATGAATCTACTTTTTGAAAGAACGGTATCCCTCTTGCAAAATCGTCTAAACCTCCGTAGAGATATTTAAACGTTAATCCTTTTGCCGTATCGTAATCCGTTCCATAATGGTTTGCAAGATATTGGTGAGCAGATATTCCTTTTGGAAACTTATACCCTATCAATCCCGCAATCAAACGGATGTGGTAAGATTCATAATCAAATTGGATTAAAGTTCCCCCATCAAATCTACTTATGATATTTCCCCTACTCCCATCCGATTTATTGAGAGCAGAATAGTTCACATTTAAGTGTCTATTGGATGGACGACCCGT